TAATGAACCTGTACCTGTTTCATCTGAAATTGCTGTAGCTAATTCAGCAGAAGTAGCTGTTAATGTGTTACTTGTTAAACTAATTGTTTTATTTGTTAAAGTATCAGTGGTTGCTCTACCTACTAATGTATCATTAGAAGTTGGTAAAGTTAATGTTCCTGTATTACTAATAGTAGATATAATAGGTGATGTTAAAGTTTTATTTGTAAGTGTTTCTGCTCCAGTAAGTGATACAAAGTCATCACCTGATAAAGCTGTATTAAATTCTGCTAATGTACCACTAATTGTATTTGTTGTTAAAGAAATAGATTTATTTGTTAATGTGTCTGTTGTAGCACGACCAACCAACGTATCGTTAGATGTTGGTAATGTTAATGTACCAGTATTTACGATTGATGAAATTACTGGAGTTGTAAGTGTTGGTGATGTTCCAAAAACTAAAGAACCTGTTCCAGTTTCATCAGAAATTGCTGTCGCTAATTCAGCAGATGTAGCTGTTAATGTGTTAGTTGTTAAACTAATAGATTTATTTGTAAGTGTATCGGTTGTCGCTTTTCCAACTAATGTATCATTTGCTGATGGTAATGTTAATGTACCACTTGCAGTCGAAGCAACGTTAATTGTTGTTTTACCAGAAGATGAACCACTTAATGCTAACGTTTTTCCAGCAGCAGTTTCAATATTTTCACTTGATGTAAATGCGTTAGTAGATAATATCCAATTAAGTGTTTTATCAGTAGTTCCTTTAATTGTTATACCACCACCATCAGCTAATGCATCTGTTGGTGAAGCAGATGACGCTAATTCTATATTCTTATCATCTACTGTAAGTGTAGTTGAATTTATAGTAGTTGTTGTACCATTAACTTGTAAATTACCATCAACTAGTACATCACCAGTTGTTGCGTTTACTGTAAATTTATTTGTATTAACTGCTAAATTTCCTGTGACAGCAAGAGTGCTTCCTAATGTAGCAGCACCTGTGGTTGTAAGTAATACTGTTCTTACATCAGCCCATTTTTTTGAAGAATTTCCTAATGTGAATGTGTTATCAGTATTTGGAAGAATATTTGAATTTACATCAGCACCAAATACTACGTTATCTGTATCAGCATCACCTACTGTAATTGTGCCACCATTAAATGTACTCGTACCAGTGACAGTTAAATTACCACCTACATCTACGTTTCCACTTGTATTTAAAGAGGTAATCGTTGGAGTTGCTGAAGAAAATACGTTTGACATATCAGCACGAAGTAATTCAAGACCACCTGCTGTTGATCCATCATGTACAACTGCTGTTTTCTTTGTAGTGTTAACTGTAACTTCACCAATCGCACCTGTAAATGAGTTATGTTGGGCTGTAGTTCCTCTTCTTAATTGTAATTGTGTTGGCATTTAATATAATCCTTCGTTACTGTTAAATTAATCCTTCGTTGTCAACAATTCTTAATCCATCTGTTGCTAAATTATCATAAGTAAATAAAACTGTTTGACCAAAAGCATCAGTTGTAGGATCTGTTATGTTACCATAATCAGCTAATGGAAATACACCAAATTTAATTGCAAAAGCTAATTGATTTAATAATTCGTCATCCTGCCCTAATTGTCCACCATCGGCAGCTGCACTAAAGTACGCTATTTGGTTATTTGCATTTTTATAATACAGTTTACCATCAGCATAATTTAGTGCAACTTCTTTGAAACTTAAATCAGCAGGCTGTGGCGCAAGGTTCGGTACTGCTGAACCTTTTAATTTAATTATTGTCGCCATCAGTTTTTCCTATTTTTTTCTTTTTAATTTAGTCTTCGTCAGACTCGTCTTCGTCTTCATCTTGTATTTCAAGCAGTTGCTTGATATTTTCAATATCAGATTCTAATTTTTCAATTTTTTCTTGTAATTGTTCTATAACGTTTTTGTTATCTTCACTCATTGTACGCTCCTTTTTAGTTTTTGTTTTTTTGTAAATAAATAGTTCTTTAATCTTCGTCACTATCTGAGTCAGAATCATCTTCATCTAAGTCATCCTCTTCTTCAGAATCATCATCATCTTCTTCACACTCATGGTTTTCGAGCTCTTCAACTTTCTCACGAAGAGTCATAAGATCATCATCAATTCTATCTAATATATCAGATATGCTTTCTGATTTCTTTTTTTTAGCCATACTAGTCGCTCTCTTGTTAAGTGTTTATATAATAAAAAATAATTTAAAAATTAATAAGAACCTCCGTCCACATCACCGTAAACCAAAGTCGTTCCATTAGATTGTAATACTTTACCGTTTACACCTAATGATAATTTGCTTAAAGTATTTGCAGCAGCACCAACTAAAATATCACCAACTGAATAAGAAGATTGTCCAGTACCACCAAAAGTTGCACCGATAACAGAACCATTCCATGTACCAACCGCAATAGTACCTAATGTAGTAATTGAATTTTGTCCAACATAAGTAGCAGAAATATCAATCGAATCGTTATTAACTGTAATACGGTCTGCTGTACCAACTACGTTTAAAACACCATCTAAAAATGTTAAACCATTTCCAGCTGTTGATGATTTTAAACCTATTTCGTCTGAAACAATTTCAAGACCACCATTTGCTTGTACTAAGATATCAATTACATTTCCTGTAAATGCTAATCCTAAACCAGCGACAAAAGTTCCTGCTCCTGAAAATTGTTCAAATACAATATTAGTTACACCAATAGTTACAGATGCGACTGTATTTACATGACCAGTTTTTCCAAATATTGCACCATTTGAAACAAATAAAAAGTCACCTGATTGAATTTCTGCAGGTGTATCAAAATCAGTAGCACGTGTAAATACTGTTGAAGATGTACGAATATAGATACCATTGTGAGCAGCATTTGCTTGATTTTTAATTAATACACGATCACCATTAACTAATGAATATCCATCCATTGTGTTCATTGGTGTATCTGTAGTTAATGTAGCACCTACTCCATTCGAACCATTATTATAAACCACTGATCCAACAATCGGAGCTGTAGTTGCAGCTTTTACTGAAGCATGAACATGTAATCCTTCAGCAACAGCATCTACGTATGCTTTATTTGCAGCATCGTTTGCATCAACTGGAGTTGCAACATCTTTAAGTAAAGCATTACTTACAGAAACGTGTCCTGATCCATTTGGATCAAGTGTAATTCCACCATTATTATCAGTAGAAGATATTGTATTTCCATTAATTTGAATATTATCTACATCTAATTGTAATAATCCAGCTAACGTACTTGTAGTTGAACCGTTTGTTAATGTTGAAGATCCTAATGTAATATTTTTAGTTTCAACATTACCAGAAGTGACTGTAAAATTCGCATTAGCGAAAGAAGCAATACCTTTATTTGCAGTAGAAGCATCCTCTCCTGAGATTGTTAATGTATTGTTTGTGACAACAGTATCAATTCCTTCTCCACCAGAAAATGTTAATGTATCTGTTAAGTGAGCAATACCATCTGTTCCTGTATCACCTGCAATATTTAATGTAGTTGAAATTGAAGCTGTTCCAGATGCAGTTAGTTGACCTTGCGCATTTACTGTAAATGTAGGAATAGCTGATGTACTACCATAAGAACCAGCAGTGACTCCTGTATTTGTAATAGAAATCGTAGAAGTATTATTAGCATCATTATTTACAACTGTAATGCCAGTTCCTGCTGTAACCGCACCACCTATTGTATCAAAAATAAATTCAGAAAGAGTATCAGTTGTACCATTAATATATGGATTGTTTAAAACTGTTTTACCAGTACCATCTGGTGTTAAAACTATATTACCATTAGCACCCTGATTAATTAAAATATTTGAAGAACCTGATGCATCATTTGTTTTTAATGTTAAATTACCAGTTCCATTTGTAGTAATAATTGCATTTATGTTTTGATCTCCAACTCTTACTGTATCTGCATCAAGTTGAACATCACCACTTCCATTAGGAGAAAGTACAATATTTCCATTAGGATTTGTAGATGATAATGTGTTATCAAATAATTTTAAATTATCAATATTAATTTCACCACCAACATTTAAATTTTCAGCAATACCAACACCACCATCAACAACTAATGCACCAGTAGCAATACTAGTTGAAGTTGTAGTTGCGTTAATATTTGTTGTTAAAATTGTAGATGCTATATTAAAACTATTCGTGCTAATAGACATAGCTTCAACATTATCTGTAACAAAAGAAAGTGTATCATTTGAAGCTCCTGGTGCACTTTCAGCTGTAATAAATGTTAAACCATCAACTGATCTAACTCCACCTAATGAACCCCAAGATGAACCTGAGTATCCTTCGAAAGAAGACGTATCTGTATTAAAACGTATAGTACCTTGTACGTTTGGTAAACGTTGTGCTGTAGTACCAACTGGAATTGTAACTCCATTTGTACCAATAATCTCTACATTACCATTTCCGATTGGATCTAATACAATATTTCCATTGGCATCAGTAGAAGATATTGTATTTCCATTTATATCTAAATTATCTACTTTTAAATTATCAATTTTGCTGTTTGCATCTGTTATGATTGCTGAAGATCCAGTTAATGAACCACGAGTGTGATCTAATAAATCTGTAAAATATTTTCCACCTATAACTAGGTGATTTGCAGCATTTCCAGATGTCTCTGTTCCAAGACCTAGATAAAGACGATCACCGCCATTTGAATCATTATTTGGTAGTCCTGAATATGCGAGTTCTCCAGCTGCAAGCACTGCTGGATTACCTGCTGTAGTCGAACGTTTAATTCTTATAATTGATGCCATTTTTTTCTCCTATTACTCTGTTAAAATTCTCCACTGTCTACAATTTGTAAATCTAGTGTTTTTGTTGATGTCCATTTTGAAGTATTTGTTTTATAAACTAACACTGATCCATTATTTAATCCTTCTGCAACTATATCAACTTGTATGTTTTCAGAAATTGGTACTGAAGCACCACTTGTTCCTTGAATTCCTACTGTTGTAATAGTTGAACTTGAACCAGCTCCAGCTGTTGTAGTTGAAGTTGTTAAAGTAGTATTACTCGGATTAATCGTACTACCCTGTGAATCTACCTTTACTGTAAGTGTTGACATTTATTTTGTAACTTCTGGTGTTATTGTTATAATTCCTTCAACTAATCTACTTCTAGCATTAAAGGAATCGATTAATTCAACATCATATACATATCTTCCAGCTTTCATTGCTGTTGAAGTAGCATGACCCAAAGCTAATTTAACTTTACCACTTGTTGATGGTGCTGGAAATGTACAAGTTATTGATGTAAATATATTCGAATTATAACTTTTTCTTATTTGTCCAGAAACTGTACAATTAGTAAAATCTTTTACTGTACCATCAGAATTATTAAATGTTAAAATAGCAGACCAATCTGATCCTTGGTCAATATAAAAATCTGTAATTTGTGCCATTTTTCATACCTATTTATTAAAATTAAAAACTAAAAAGCATCAATTTTATATTCAAACCAACCAAAATTAGTACCACCAATAACTCCTACATACATAAACCAACGTATTTTTCTATCATTTGACGTAAACACTGATGATCCAGTCATAGTAATAGTTGCAGTAGCACTATTTTGTACTGTTACAGTGCCTTGTCCTGTTGAAAGATTATTACCATTTGTATTAATAGTGACTGTAATCGCACCAACAGTTGATCCTGCTGGTCTATTTAACCAAAACATATCTCCGATTGAAGGACTCGATGGAAGTGTTATAGTATAACTAGTATCATTCCCTAAGATAAAAAGTTTACCAACACCATAAGTAAGTGCTGTACTTCCGACTGCTGGAACAACTACATCACTAGGAAATTTCCCTCTTAAAGAAGATGAAAGTTTATCAGCACTGATTGAATTATCAGCGAGTGTATTTTGAAGAAATTGTGTTGAAAGATAAATTGCAAATAAGCTTACATTTGATGTAAGGGCAGCACCTGTGATAGAAATAGCACTACCCCCATTTATAATTTGATAATCTGTGACTGGCTTTTGAACTGCACCATTCTTAATTAAAAGAATGCTTCCTGCTGAACCTATTGGAAAATCTAAAGCAAATGTTGTAGCTGCACCATTCGGAGCAAACACTTGTACTTCAGAATTACCATGTACTGGATCTCTACCTAAGTAAGCCATAGGATTATTTTTCTCCTTTTAAGCTTGAGATTCAGACCAAGATAATTTTCCATTCACCTCTAATGGTGAAGCTGTAGTAATCGTTGAAGTATCCGTAGGCTGAATCGCAATAGTTAATAAGTCAGGACCATTAGGATAAACTGAGTCACCCCCTAAAATAGAATTACCCATATCAATTAATCCACTAAGATTGAATATACTTGTACCAGTAGCAGCTTGAGATGAGAAAATAATAGTTCCATCTTTTATAATGTCACCTGTATCATGAAATATTACATTAGATAAAGATGGAGACTGAGCTTTTTCAAAAGTTAATTTAGATGGGTTTCCATTTAGAATAAAGAACACATTTAAATTTTTATTTGAAGTCACCGCACCTGAGTCTAATTTCATTTGCATACGATTAATAATTTCTCTTTCGCCAACTGCACCAGTTATACCAGAGTCAACAGCAGGTGCTAAACGAATCGAAATAAGAGGTATTGGTCGTGTTAAGTCAATCGCACCATTATTAAATGCGTTTTCACCAATAGTAAATTGTGTATTACTTGGTATTTCAGGGTTTGAAGGAACTGAAGTTGTTCCTGGGAAAGAAGCAAACACTCTTGATGCATTACCAGATTTCAGAACCTGCGCAATAAAAGAACCATCAGGAATATTTCCTGTAGCATCTTTAATTAACATACCAACTTTTGTTTTATCAGCATCAGCTTGAGTACATTGGAAAGAATACACAAACACACGACGTGCGTTCAATGTAATTTCAGTAAATTGACTAGCTGCTGTTGATGTTAAAGTTTGAGTTACAGTCGAACCAGCTAATACGAATGGTTTAGACTGTCCTGTAAATAAGTAAGCATCGTCATCATCAAACGTACCATCCATTATAACAGATGTACCAAAGTGGAATAATGTAGGAGCTGATGTAGGCGAATCACCATTTTCAATTTCATATCTTGCAGGTAAGTTTCCTGAACGTAAATATGATTCGTTTAATTTGTTATTGTGTACAAATTCATGGTGATAATGTATATGTCCTTTGGCATCTTTTGTACCAAATCTTATTTTACCAGCACCATACCAAGAATAGTCAGCATAACACATTTGAATTTTATGTATATCGAATACATATCCATTCGGACCTGTTCCATCGCATGGGTCAATATTCCAATTACTTTGAACCACTCTTACATCTTCACGAATTGTACATTTAATTCCTGTAGCTGTAATTCCACGATAAGGTGGTTGAACTACCATACGAGAATCTGAATCGAGTGATATAACACGATATATTTGACCTCGAATTTGTACGTGATCACCAACAATTAATTGTGATTGAAATACAGTATCAACACCAGTTATCACCTGAGAATTTTTAGTTGCATTACATTGTCCAGATAATTGAAGTGTACTAGATCTTCTTACAACATATAATTCATCACCATCATATTCGAAGAAGAATCCATTCGCATCATCAAACATACCAGCACGAATAGCTGATTGAGACCAAGAATCTCTTGCATACTCTGGGAACCCTGCAGCACTTTGTTGTTGTGGAACACTAGCAATCGCATATCTAAATGTGTTTATATTTTCAACTGCAGCGACTGGGAACGATCCATTATATATGTTGTTTCCAACTGACACAGTTGCTTTATCAATAAGTATTACATTACCTACAACTAAATTGTGTGGTTCTTGACAAGTTGCTCTTACAAAATTATTACCACCAATGCTAACATATTCAAGTTTTTTCAAAGTTTTAAATGGTGAAAAGTTAATTGCAAATGAGTTTTGAATACCTTTACCAGATTGATATCTAAAATATTTACGTGATTGACGAACAATCTTACTATTTGGAGATGTTCCTGCTGTTATATCAATACCTCCGTCAAATGATTTATGTAAAGAGAAACCATCTGGGCGTAAGTTTACAGAGCTGATTGTAGAATACGATGCAGAAGTAAACGTAGCTGGAATTGCTGCAGATGCTGGATCTGTAGTCATTTCTGTATCTGAAATAACACGATCAATTAGGAATTCTATTAATCTTGCCGAAGTGTAAACAAAAATTGAATCAAATCTTTTGAATTTACTTAAGAATTTAGTACCTGAACCAGTTATTGTTCTTGTATTAACTGTTCCACTTACTGCACCTGTTTGTTTTGTTGTTTTCAAAATGTTAGCAGTTTGAATTGATTGCGTTTGGGAAGCAGCAGTTGGTGTTAATTGCAATACTTGTCCAGCAATAGCTGAAACATAAGAGTTTGCTAAAGCAGCTGTAAATTCAGTTACAGGTATCGCAAAAAGAAAATTATTATTTACACCTGCGATATTAACTATATCAGTATTACCAGCTCCTGGCACGTAAGAAACTACTTCTCCAGGATAGAAATTTGTAGGAGTATATGGGTTTGCTGTTCCTAAAATGATTGTATCAGGTGTAGAATCTACAGAACCACCAGATGCAGTAGCACGAGAATTAAAATTATAAGTTCTTGATGGAATCTTAAATGGAGCAACGACTGTAAACATTTCAGACGATGGTATTGTATCTAAAGTATAGATACCATCATATGCACCATCTTGGTTTAAAACAGTAAATGTTTGAACTCCACTACCAGATGAAGTTAAAAGTATTACACCTGTTACTGTTGTAACAATAAATCTTAATTCAAAAAAGTTTGTCATTCCTGGAACTGCTGAGTTTACACCAGCAGTTGGAGAACAAAGTACAACTAAACCTTTTGGTGATCCAACCAAGAATGATGATACGTTTTTACTTACCCAAGTTGGTTCATTTTGGAAAATACTTGAATCTTGTCCGTTTACTTGTCCAATATTATAAACTATACCATCAGCAAATGCCATTCTTACAAAACGAGCAGATGTTGAAAGTCTTCCACGATGTTGAACCATTGTGACAGTACATGTTGTTGGTGTAACACCTAATGGAGTTTCAACGTTTACAGTAAATGATTGATTTGCTGCAGTCGATGTACTTCCAAAAGCAGCAGTTGTAGCAGTAGCACCACCTGTTGATCCTGCTGATTTAATTAATAAACGAGAATCATTTACAAATTCAAGACTAAAGTTTGTATTATTCGTTAATCCACCAATTACCGTACCAGCAGTTGAATAAGTTGCAGTTGTTGCTCCTGATATTTTGTGGTTTTGAATGAATATTGTATTATAAAGAATATTTGTTTTATTATTTTCAACACTGAAAGATGCTGGAAAAGAACCTATATCATTTGTAAATGGTGACGTTCTTGATGTAAATCGTAAATAATTTGAATTAATAACGTTAGCTGTTACTTGAAAAGAAGCAAGATTATATGGAACAATAGTTGCTGAAGAGTTTACAAACGAAAATCTATTCGTTGTACTAAATCCAGCACCAGTAATTGCTAGTGTACAAGTTTCATTATTTGTAATTCCATGATTTGGTATATAAAATGTATTTTTTAAAGCAGTTAAATCATCTGCAAATCCGTAGTATATTTCTGAGCCAGCACCATAATTAACAGTACCACTTTCTGGATAATTAACAACGAAACCTCCAAGTGTATCTGAAGCAGTTGTTTGGAAATTAAATGGAGGATTTGAGGTTCCATATCTTCCATTATTTCTTGTATTTGCTTGAAATGTAAATCCATCGGATGAACCGTTTGTAGAAGATCCATTAGGAACTCTACCTTGGAAACCAATAATTCTATTTCCTGGACGTCCTCCTTTTCCAAAAACACTAGCAGCAAAATCAGATCCTGAATGTGCTGTGTTTAAAGCAGTTGGTACGTGATCAAGTGTTATGCTGAAAACTACACGATAGTTGGAAGTTGGATTACCGAATTTATCTCTGTTAATCGCACCAAATTGATATTGAACGTCCATAAAGTAGTTTGCACCTGATATAAAGAAACATCTTGTTACGTCTGTATTTGGAAATTCATTTCCTGGTGACGCACCTTTAGCACCAAGAGAATAACCAATATTTCCTGATCCTAAATTTAAATAATTTCGTGCTATGTAAGTGATGTTAATTGGACTACCAGCAGTGTTTGCTCCTTCGAAAAATAATTGATGAATTATTCCTTGAGTTGGAACACGAGATGCTCCCATTATATTTGATAAGTTCCATGTAAATCCATTTGTGTTTGTGTTATTGATGGAACCTATATCAAAGTTTCCTTGAGAACCAGTAGTTACGTTTCTTGTAAAGAAAGCAGTGAATCTTGTAGTATCTTTTCTTCTTTCAACTTTATAAACTAATGTTAATCTAGGATGACCTCTTGTTGTATTAATTGCTGTAAGATTTACAAAAGAACTAAGTGTACCATAATCATTTGCTAATTTAATTGTATTTGCATTTACAACAGAAACATAATAAACCATTCCATCTGTCATTCCACCATTTACTGTAGGGCTTGAATCATCACCACGAATAGCATCGTTAAAAAGAACTGCTGAATTCGCAGTTAATCCATGACTTGTCCAAGTAATTTCATCTAGAGCTGCATCTACATCTGAAGTTTGTAAATATTTGACATAAGTTGTTTGCCAATCCCATGTTATAACTGGACGATCAAATTGAAGGTCAGCTGCTCCAACAGAAGCAGTTCCATTTACGTTGTTTACAACAGTAATAGTTGGTGATGAATCGATGAAAGGACGACCATCTGGAGCAGTTCCTGTAGGATCTGCAATTGATAATTCTTTAGGACCAACTGTTTGTCTTAGGTAAACTTTTGTTCCAATTTTAAGACCATGTGGTTCTAATGTTCTTACAGTTATAGTTGAAGGAGATTGTCCATCTGTTTGAATTGGAGAAACTGGATTTCCAGTAGCAGGATCAAGTGCATTTAAATCTAAGATTAAATTTGATCCTTCAAAAAACTTAGCAGGAATAACTGATGAATATGAACCAGCTACGTTTTCTGTAACGATTGCTGCTTGATCTATTTCATAGAAAAATTCTAAATTGTTTACAACTCCAGTAACTAAGAATGCTCCTTCACAAGAAATATTATTAACACCTGTGACTTGAATAGCATTTCCTATGGATTGGTTGTGTGGAAGTGTAAAAACACATCTTACTTGTTTTGAATTTATTGTTGTATTAATTGATACTAATCCTTCAAGAGTTAAGTCTCCTGATGAAGAAAAGATTGTAGGAATATTTAAAACTGTTTGAAGTGTTTCCCATTTTGTAGACTGAGAACCATATTCAAAGTCGGTGTCGATTAAGTTTTGTGGATTTGATACACGAAGTTTATTAACTGGATCGAGCATGGCTTCTTCGAATCCAACACGAGCAAATTCTTCTTCTATAAAAATTTGTAATTTAGAGTCTGATGTTACAGTTCCAGAAGCTGCAGAAGCAAAATTAACAGAAAGAACTAATCTAGTTGTGTCTGTTGCTGTTGAATAAGTGCATGAAGTAGCACCAACTGTTGGGTCTGCAAAGTTGTAGATAATTATGTTTTTTGTTGGTGTTACGTTTGTAATTAATAGAATTCTTTCAAGTGGAATATTACCATTAAGAAATATTGCATTTTGTGGTACATCTATATCATATGCGAAGAATAGTTTTTTTGCCATTTCGTGTTTCCTTTAGAATTTATTTATTTATCAGTTATTACATATCGTGGCTTTAGATTATCACTTTTATTGTATATTCCAACAGGTGCCGTGATTAGATACATTCCTTTTCCAGTGAAAGTTATATCTTTATCATAGATATCCAAACCAACAGGACGATATTTTTCGATAGTTTTACCATTTATATTTATATTATCATCTAATGAAATAAATCTATAAAAAATGGTATTTTTGTTTATTTTAAAAGTTTCAGATGTACTATTCAGTATATTTGAATAACCATCCCACACTAATTTATCAAGCGGATCTGAAACACAGTAAAATATACTTTTTTCAGATACAGTCTTTAATCTTACATGAGTTTTACTCGCTGTTTTGAGTATTTCCTCATCTGAAGGAATAGGATTACCGAAATAATCTTTTCGGTTACCATATCCTTTCATAATATTGGAATAATGAAATCTAAAATTAGGACCCATTACTCCTAAATCTTGTTTTGTATCCCAATCTCTAATTGAAACTAAGCCTTCTTTTAAAACTGTAAGAGTGCAGAGTTCTACGTTTGGAATACCAATCCATCCTTCTTTATCTTTAAAACCTATTGCTTTTTGAAGGACTAAATTCTCTTTACGATTACTAAAAACTATTTCCCATTGCCATTCATCACTCGATTTAAATCTCATAATATAAAAGGAGTATTATCCTCCAAGAGCAATAGATAATGCTGTTGAAATTTCACTAGGTTCAACAGTTTGCCATTTATTTCCATTATACACTTCGTATTTACCTAATGTGGTATTAAATCTCGCATCTCCAGTTGTTGGAAAAATCGAACGATTATTAGTAGTATCTGCTACTAAGCCTGTTGCTTTACCTTTTAGTTTAAGGTCGTCTTGTATAGAGTTTGAAAGAATTTTGCTAATAGGCATTTATATCCCTTATTTAGTATTTTTAAACATTTGCAATATATGTTAAAGTAGCTAATATTTCACTTGTTGCTGTTAAATTTGCTACTGTTGCATTCGTTAATCCATTACTAGTAATTTGTAATGTTAAGGTATTTGGTATCGTTATAACGTATGGATTAGTCATACCAGTCATATTCGTAGTTAAAATATTTGAATATTCATTAACTACGTTATCAGTATTATTTATAGTATATGGTAAAGAACCAATCTTAATAATTCCAGAATTACCTACTCCTAATGTGTTTACAACAAGACGGACACTTATATGAACTAATCTTCCAATTTTAATAAATTTTCCTGTTGTAATTGAAAGCCCTATCGGTGTTGCACCTACTGTTGCTGGAACAAGTGTAGGTGAAAAATCACCTTCTTTATATTCATCAAGTGTATTCGCATCTACACTTGGATTTGCTGCTCCCGGAAATGTTATATTACCATTTGAATTAATTACACTACTAAATGAAACTGCACCAGTATATGATTGAAGACTTCCTGATGTCGGATTGTGTGGTGTAAATCCAATATTCGCAATCGCTGTACCCGCAGCAAGTTTAGAACTTGTAATTGTCGAATTAGCTATTTTACTTCCAGTAATTGTTAAATCTTGAAGTGCAGATGCAGTTATAGCACCATCAACAAATGAATTTCTTGAAACTGTACTAAATCCTAAGTGAAGCACATTTAAATTTACGCCAGCATTCAATGGTGATTGTGTAACTAATTGATTTCCATTTTGTATATTGTAACCTGTAGTATCAGTTTGTACTACTCCATTTATCGTCACTAAAATACTTTGAACACTTACAGGTGTTTTTGATAATGTAAATGTTTGTTGATTTTGTGTAGCTGTAAATTTATCAACTGTGAAAGTTTTTAAGTTATCTGATAAAGCTAAATCTGTGACACTTCCAGCTGTAGGATTTATTTGATAATTACTTCCACCCATGTGATTAATAATAATCTTTTGTCCTGATTTTGGAAATCCTGTAAATTGTAATGCTCTAAATTTTAAAGTCTGAATCGCAGATATTGAAAAAGTTCCAGCTATAATGTTTTCATATGTAATTACGTCAGTAGAATAATTAACTGATTTTGGTTCTACATAAGAAATAGTTTGTCCACCACTTCCCACTGTGACAAAACTAGCTGAGGAAGTTCGAATTACATCTATAAAACTTGATGTAGCATTTACAACAACTCCTACAGCATTTGAACCAGCTTGAGTTATTCGATCTGCTATTTTTGGTAATTCTGTTTCTGGAGTATGTGAAAATACTGTAAAATATTTATCAATCGCATCAACTTCTCCAATGTTATTTCTTGCAGTTAATCCATTTGGATTAATAGCTAAAAAATTATTCGCAGTAACGTCAAAAATTATTACGTATTCAGTTAATTGATTATTTAAATAATTACCAGATACATTTGTACCAACAAATTCAGATGGTTGAGTAAGCGAATCTGTTTTATTTAAAGTAATAGAAGCAACTAAATTATTGTTTGAAACTAAACGTTGCTCCAATCTAAATATATTATTAGCTCTTGCAGAAAATAAACCAGTTCCATTTAATAATGCATTAACTGAATTAATAAGGTTTGTATTAAATGAATAATCTAATACTCCTGTAAATGGACTTGAAGATGGTTTTGCGATTATAACATTTTTAATAAGATTAGTAGATGAGTTTATAATCGTTAATCTTTCAATATCTTTAATTAAATAAGCACTTACTGCTTCTTGTGGAACATTATCAACAAAAGCAAGAACATTGCTTTCAAAACCTCCAGGAACTTCCTGAGAGATTATATATTCTCTTTGCGTACCATTTCCAACAAATTCATCTCTTGGACGAATTTGAGTTGAAAGAGGTGATACTGTTGATGAACCAATATAAGCCATTTTTTATTTTTTCTTAATTTTTAGTTTATTATACGTCTTCTAGAATACTCGCTACAGCATCAACTGATGTAACTGCATTTGAAACTACTTTCAAAACTTCATTTGATTTTAATACTATTTTTTGTCCTGATATAACCTGTAAAGTTCCACCTACTGGGATTGGTGCATTCTTAACAAGAAAAAAATCTTGACCTGCTGAAGTTATAAAAGCATCAACTTGAATAGCTGCATTTATTTTATTACATACATCTAATTCTATTATAATGCTTTTTTTATTTGCAGGTACAGTGTATATGGTAATAGGCGAAGTTCCTACATCTCTCACTAAACCATTTGTAAATACATTTGCCATGTTATTATCCTAATGCGATTGTTATAGCCAAAGAAAATCCACGTGCTTCGTTTATACCTGAAACTAAATCTGATTGAGCATTTTGAAGCAATGCTAAGTCACCAATGAGATCTTCTTGATTATTAGTTTTAACAATTACTTCATTTGTCTGAATACGCCACTGATCAAACGTATTTGCTTGAGATACAGTAGCTACGATTGGTTGTTTTGCCATTGTTTATTTTCCTTGTACTATTTGTTTTAAAATACTCTTAATTTCTGATATATCATTTTTAAGACTATTTATTTCATTTTCTATTATTCTTGAACGAAGACTTGCGTTTTCTTGTATTTTCTTATATTCTTCGTATTCAGAATTAGATGTGTTAATTATTGCTTGTGAATGAATATCTCTTTTTAAACTAGGACTATCTTTCACTTTAACAAATTTCATATATTTAACTATAAGCTATTACTCTTAAATCCTTAACCTTTGGCACATAAACTGGATTTGTTGATTTAAATACCAATTTAATCTGTAAATTTTTAAATGCAGCTATATTTTCTAACGTTGCGATTCTTTCTCTAAACACATCTAATGAATCTTTTGATGTGATAGGTAAAGTTATTAAATTAAATTTTAATGTATTTAAATTAACTTCATCACTCCAAGCACGATAATAAAGTGTTAAATCTGTATTATTTGGTATATTCGCATCAAATATTACTTTAATATTATTTGCTGGATTTGCTAATGCTAACGTTCGAGTTATATAGTTTGCTAAGTTTGTAGAACCTCTAGGAGCATAATCATTTATAAAAGCATCAAACTGTTGTATTTTATATGAAGCTAATGGTTTTCTTACAGCCATAACTGTACCAGTAATTGCAACTGTAGCATTGGCAGCAAGTGTGATTGTACCAGAAGACACAGCAGTAACTGTTCCAACTACTTTTTTCTCTAATCTTTGTGCTGCTCCACCATCAGGTGTAACTACATCAAAAAGTGTTGATGATACAATAATATCACCTACTGAAATTCGAGAAGTATTATCAGCTGTCGAAGTGATTGTAATACTGTTTGTAGCGGAAGTTTGAACACCATTTAGATTAAATTCTAAAAAGTCATTTACTACATCAAGGAACATAGTATTTGATGTAGGAATATCTACAAATGGTCTATCTAAAGTAATTGTCACTTTATTTCCATCAGCTGAACCTGCAAATCTATCTAAACTAAATTCTTCAACTACATTTTCTATTTCATAAGTTCCATCTAATTTATTTGCATAAATTCCTGTTAATAACAATTCTGCTCCTATTTGTGTATTTGCTAATAAATTATCAGCAGCATCAATCCATGTAATTAATTGTCCTTTTCCTGAAGCATTATGAGATAATTCAACTACTGCTCTTGCAACTATTTTATAAGCAACAGCAGTAGCATTAGTTGCTAATGCATTAGCAGTTAATACAATCGTAGTTGCATTTGTAATTGAAGCAATTACACCAATCGCAGTATTACCAACACGAATAGTATCCCCAACTCTTGCTTCAATTGTAAATGATGTACCTGTACCACTTACTGTAGTTGAAGCAGTGCTTGTAGTAATTGTTCCAGTTCCTGTAATAAAAGTATCTGAATCTACAATTGTATTATTAATTAATATATTTCGATTATCAACACCTAAAACATTTAAATTAGTTCCAGTCTTATTGTCTACTGAATTTGAAATAGCAAAAACTGTTGTTTTTTGTAAATCAATTACTGGTGATATGTTTGGATTATTTGATCTTAATTGAGCACGTATTTTTAAACTTGGTCTTTTTAATAAAGGCGAAGTTGAAAGTAATACTTGATTTTCATAAGATTTAATTACTTTTCTACTTGTAAAATAGAAATTTTCATTCGCAACAATTGGTAAAAAGTCGGTAGGTGTGCCTGCAGCATCTGAAGCAGAAACAAAATAGTTTATACTTGTATCTGTAAAGATTAAATCATTAGTTTTTAAATAAATTGCATCTAAATTTAATTGACGAGAACATAAAACATTTGTTCCACCAACACTTGATTTTACAAAGTTAGCAGTTGATCCTGTTAATAAATTTACGCCATTTGCGTCTGTAGTTTGTAATTGTATCATGAAAGAATCTTTAGTTAATCCTTCAGCTAATACTAAATGAGATCCATTTAACAATGTATGTGGTGCACCATTTGGAGAAACAGCACCATAAATTCCTGGAGAAACATTTGATATAATTACAACATCATTAAAAGTAAATCCATGATTTCTTGCTTTTACTCTTACATGTGGTGTGTTTGGTGTAAATTCAAAAGGATTTTCATCTAATGTGTATGTAAGTGGTGGGTTTGCTTTTAATTCAACATCAGCAACAACACTTGTATCAAATATACAAGAGTATAATTTAAATTTCATATCTAATAAAGGATTAATTTTATATTCTTGTGAATTTTGTGATAGATATAAAGATCCAGTTAATGGTTGTTGTGTAATAATATTTGTAGTAATTAGATCAGATTCTCCTAATTCAGAAATGAATATTTTCGCTCCTGGTTCGTCAGTTCTTACTACGATAGCATATGTTTCATTATCTTGTAAATAAACAGGTGCTAAAAATTTAAAGTTTGTTGCAGCTGATCCATTTGAGGATACATTAATTTCTGAAGGAGATTTAGTGATAGTTGTAAATGGCACTGCACGAGAAGATGGAACACCATTATTAGTCACTCTTAATTCAACAATAATAGGTCTTGCTCCTGCTTCTTCAAAATATAAATCTACTGAAGAAACGAAAGCACCACCTTTTGATGAAACAACAAATGTTTGTGCTACAGGATCGTGACCACGACGAATTGTATAAAGAAGTCTAGTTGTTGTAGTTGTACGTCTTGCTGGAATTTCTTCATATACTCTATCTTGTACATATCTTACATCTCTTGAGTTTACAATAGTTCTTTCTTTACTTAAAGTTGTACCAGATGCAATATAAGAAGAAGATCCTTTCGAATCAAAATCAGCATCATTATTTGAAATATTATCGATTAATTTAAATGCTCTTTCTCCTGTTCTAAATGTGTTTTCTGGTATATTAAATACACAACAAACTGATCCATCAGAATCAGTGCGAATAGAATCTCCTATTGATTTCATAGTAGGAGCAATTGATGCATCAGTTCCATCATTAATTGCAGTTATAGTCACACGATTTTTAGCACCAAATCCTATATCAACTTCTCCAGTTAATATATCACCAATAGCAAATCCATTCTTAATATTAATCATTGAAATATTACGAATAGTTGCTGATGTTTGTGGACCCTCAAAATTAGCAATAGCACTTGCTTGTAATCTTTGTAATCTAGCACCATCTCCTGCAGGATATACTGCAGTTGTGTATGAATCAAATGGTTCAATTAATGAACCATCGATATTTCCTAATGTTAATGTAGTTCCAGCAACTGCTATAACTTTAAATATTCTTAAATTTAATTGTTTTGAGTGATTATTTCCAAAAGTAGTAATAGTTGAAGTAAAGTTATTTTCAATTACAGTTGAAACAACTTCAGGGTTTGCTCTTACTGCATTAAAATTATATAAATGAACATGATGTCCTGGACTTATTCCTGTTGCAGTTGATACTGTTAATGTGAATGATGTTTCGCCAAGTGCATTAGTTATATTATTAACTGTTTGCACTACCACTGGTGTATGCTCTGAATTTTTTAATATATCACCAAAATAAAATGCTGGTTGAAATACACCTTGTGAATCTGTTCTTGCTAAATCATCAGAAAGAACTGTTTGAATAGTTTGTTGTACATTGAAATTTAAATCAGCAGCACCAGCAACTTTTGTTAAACGAAATACATCTGCTGGTTTAACATAAGAAGAGTCTACTCTTGTTCCATCAAAGAATGCATAAAACTTAGTATCTGGTTTTAAATTTCTAGCAACAATTGATACTGTTCTTGGACGAATAAAAGGTATGTAAGAAATATCTACTACACGATCACCATAATTTATTTGATTTGTACTTCCTGATAATGATGTTTCAATACCCTGTCTTGATTGAGTACCTGTTTGAGTTGTAATTGTTTCTTCAAATCCAGCATTCCAAGTTTCATATCTTCTTACTTGATCTGTTGAACCAGTCCAGTTATAAGACCATTCATTCCATTGAGTTCCCGTGACACCAAGTCTTTCGCCTAAAAATCTTATTGCGTCATAACCATTGTCGTCATTAACATTTAAATCTGGTCTTCTATCAGTTTCTTTCCAAAAATCTCCTTCAGGTGTTAATTCTATTTCACCTTTAAACGCACCAATTTTATAAGGATTAACATCAATAGTTCTTGATGCATTTGGATTAAATATAAATGATGATTCAGTATATGGTAATGTAATTAAATCATTTGTTCTTTGATAATCTCTACTTGCTCTTTGCGGACCAGAATCTAAATTCTCAATAATATCTAAAGCATCAGTGAAGTGCATTGGTCTTAATTCTCTTCTTGCATTATCTACTGCTATACGATAATCAGGATGTTGAACATTTCCTACACCATGACCTGTAAATTGATCTACTAAGAATCCATTTTTAAATCTATCTAAACCACTAGTAGCTGATTTAATACTAAATGTTGATGTTTCTTTTTCTAATAAATTTAAACTTGTATAATATTCTAAATTTGAAAGTCGTTTTTCAAGGAATCCGATATCACGCATTGTATATCTGCGATTATCACGTTTAAATATTTGTACATCTGAAGCTCTTTTAGTATAAGCTGGTAAAAAGATTGTCCCTAAAATTAATCCTTCTTTTGGATCTTCTGGTTGTTTTGGTTCAAATGCTGGCACTCCTGTAAGAATAGAAAAATTACCAACACTGTCTAAAATTATTTTATCCCAACGTGGTAAGTAGTTTGCAATGCTTGTGTTAAAATCTGTGTCAATTTTTGGTATATTTGGTGTGAATGTATTTAAACCAGAAATTACTGGACGATAATCAATTACATCGTGTAATGGTATTGTTGTTGTTGTACCATCTGGATTTGTTGTTTTAAATTGTGGTATGTCTTCATAAGGTGTAGATGAATAACTATCAACACTAAAATAATTTCCTGTTCCACTGTAAGCAAAATATCTATAAACTACTTGTATAGCACCAGTTGGTGTTCCTACACCATCTTTTAATACTAATGCACCTTTTTGATAATGAGATAATCTTTGTCCTGAATCTAATGTAAATCTATCAGTTATATTAATTGCACCAGCTGAACTGTATGCATTGTAATTTCCTGGAGTCATAAACACAGAAACTATTTCACAAACATCAGCATGATCTAATAAAATAGATTTACCTGTGACAGCTAATGCAGTTGTGATAGTTTGTGTGTATGAAGTTTTTGTTTTAATTTTTTCTCTAGCACTGATTCCAGTTTGAAATATACTTGTTAAAAGTGTAAAACTTCTTGATCCACTTAATCCAGTAATTGTGATAGTTTTTCGATTTGCTTCACTATCAAAAGAAATTGCTGCAGGAGTTAAATTTACAATTGTTTTTGCTACATTATCAAATAATGTATAATTCGATAAGTCTGTATCAGTTAGGAAAAATTCTGTTGCTTCTGTTAGTGTGTGAATAAAGTCACCACCAATAGTTGATGTTGCAGTTATTGTACGTCTTACAGTTTGAGTAGAAGAGAGTACAGTATCTTGAAGTGTTGCAGCATCTAAACCACGTAAAGTTTTTGTATTTTCTATTCCTGTATTAAATACTAATGCTTGAAATTCAGGATTATAAATTGGTGATGCTCCACGAGAATAAACCACTCCAGTAAAAGTAGCAGAAAGGTTTCTATCAAGTGTTATTGAAGTTGGTGAACCAATAGCATCTATGTGTCCAACAAATGTATTTGATGTAGTAAGAATTACAGCATCTCCGATTTTAAATTCATCTTGAAATCTTGTACCAACACCTGCTAATGTATTTCCACCACTAGTTCCTGAAATAGTACCAATTAAAGATACTGAAGCTGTTGTTTGATCTACTTGTGCGAAAAACCCAATTGGATTAATTGAACCAACATCTGTTATCCATTTTACATCTCTTTCAAAATTATATCCTGATTCTAATTTAATATCAAATAGACCAAGTTTAAAAGTAGGAGAAGAATAAGAAGATGAGTGTAATTGAAATGATTTAATTCTAGCAGTTCCGATTAAACCAGTTTTGTTTATATTAGTTGTTGTTCCGATTGTGACACCACCTATATGATTATCAATACCAGCCCAAAAATATATTAGCCCAAATGTGCTTATTGGTGGAAGTCCTTGTACTGAATTTACTAATATGTGATTTCCTACAGTTGTTCCGATAGGTTGGTCATCTAATCTTGATATGTGACCATTTTCAACATTATTAATTGGTCTTGCTCTGTTTATACTTAAAAATCTTGTTGAGATTGATTCAACTTCATATCCTTCAATATATGCTTTTCCTGGATCAACAGCAATTGCTACTTTATCAGCACTTCCGTATGTAATCCCTACAACTGGAGTTGCTGGAGCAACAGGAAACACACCACCATTGGTACCAGTGTTTAAATGTTCTCTTGATGTAAGATTAAATTTATTTACTTCATAAGAACCAGATTCATCAAATGTTCTTCGAGCAAAAGTTTTTTCTAATTCAGCATAAGAAGTTTTGTCAACTTTATGTAATAATTGACCATCTTTTAAACGTAATAATTCTATAAACTTAATTGTATCTGTAGTGTTTAAAGCGAGTCTTTTTAATCCAACTGAAACTTTATATCTATGTGCTCCTGGAGCAGCAAAGTTATTTGAACCTTGTGCATTATCATTTAATGATGCATCTTGTTCTGGTGTAATTACTTCTTCTATAACTTCAAATCCTACACGAGCAGTGACTGTATTTGTAAATCTTCCAACATATAAATGTAATTCAGGATTTTTTACAAAATATCCATCAATGTAATATATTCCTTCTTTTACTTCAACAACTGTTCCATATCCTAATACATCAGTTGTTGGACTATTTGTATAAACAGTTGCAGCTTGTCCTGTATCACCGAATGTTTTAATAGTCACTGAAATATCAGAAACTTGATTAGCAGTTAATCGATAATTATTTGCAGTTGTGTTATCAGCTGAAGTTGCAGTAATTATTTCTCCTGGAATAAATCTTTTAGTTTCTCCATCAGAAGCAGTATCAGTCATTTTAAAGTAAAGAGTAGCAACATCGCTATCTCCTGGAACCATACATCCACACTCAGATGTATCGATTACAACAGCTTTAACCCCTGATGTTTGACCTATGATTATTTTATCTCTGAATTGAGTTAGATAAGATGTGATATTCGTATTACCAAATAGATCTTCTAATTTTGCAAAGTGTACTTGATTATCAAAATTGACTTCTCCTGGAACAACCATTGATCCGTTTTTAAAGACATGGTTTCCAAAACGACTAATTTGATTTTGAAGGATTGTTTGAAGTTGAGTTAATTCACGTGCTTGAACAGCATATCCTGGACGAAACAATACACGAAGGAATTGTTTAGACTCATTAAAGTCATCAAAATATGGAGTGACATTGAAATTTATACTCATGCTTCTTTATATAGTTGTTAATAATAAAGTAGAAACTTAATTCTACATTTCTACGATAATTTTAATATCTTCAATCTGATCAATAGCACGATTGATTGGTCTACGATTTTCTACATAGATTACATCACCACTGTCTGCCTGTATTTCTGGATTTGTTAAAGCACCAGAAGTAAATGTCACAGCAGTTGGTGTACTTCCATCAGCAGAAAACATTGTTATTGTTTCACCTGCTTGGAATGCTTGACCAGTAGGATTATCTACTGATGTTTGAATATATCTAATAGTTGTGTTCTGTGTATCAATGCTAGTAATTCTACCAATAGCACCTGAAGTACCACCAACGATTTTCCTATCATTTAATAATACACCAGCTAATGAAGAAAAAGCAATTGATCTAGATGCTGTTCTTGTTGAAAGAGTAGCAACTGTTGTTGAACCAAAATTGAAAGGATCACGTATTAATGTAATACGACGATAATCATTATCAACTGGGAAGTCACCTGATCCATCATTGTATTCTAATCTTACGTTCATCATCACAAAAAATCCACCTAATTCTTTTACAGAATCAGATCCATGTCCACCTTTTGGTGAAATAATTGAAGTTGCAGCAGCATTTGTACCACCACCACCTGTAAATATTACATTAGCAAAAGTGTATCCTGAACCACCAGAGGTAATACTTACTCTTATAATTGTATTTGTACCAGCATCTCGTACAGCAACTGCTGTAGCACCATTACCATCACCTGTAATCGTAACAGTTGGTAAAGAAGAATACCCTGAACCTGCGTTTGTCACAATTATATTATCAATACGTCCGTCAACTGCAGCTTGTTCAACTAGATATTGATTGTAATATGCATCTGTGACTCCTGGGTTAGCACCAATTTTTTTAACTGGAATAAAATCGGTAGAAACGAATTTTAAAACATTCGCAGGAGATATTGTAAACATATATTTCCAAGCATAACCATCAGCTGTAGAAAATATAGCAGTTCCTGTTCCAGTTGGTTTATTTACAGAAGCAACAACTACACCACTTGAGTTTCTGTTGTTTATAACTTTATAAACGTTAAACTCATCTGTCAATACAAAAAAGTTTGCGTCAAATAAAGTAGCAGGTGTCGTAGCACCACCAGAGTTTATATTTACTCCAGCAGTCACACCATTATAATCATGACGGTAAATGTCATAATATTTTCCTGATGTCCAGTCTCTTCTTGGAATTGAAAGTATGACATCAGCTGCTTGTACTCGCTTTAAAGCGATCATATCATCCCAATAATATAATTCATCGCTAACTGTGTCTTTTGGTGTATCTGGTAAATTATCATCAGCCCAACTTTGTGGACGACCTATACCAAGATATATTGATGTGGGTTGTGCCTCATCAAAACCCTCTAAAAATGATTGCGCATTATGGATGCGAAATTTGCTTGTAATAATTGCTGCCATGGTTATTTTTCCTTAATGTTTATGTAAATAAATCGAATAATAAATTGTTATTATCCCAACTATAAATAGACGCATCCATTTCTACACTGTCTGCATCCATAGTAAATGTATCATCAAACGTAAAACGAGCATCGTCTGTCGAAAATCTTAAAGCCGATGCTGGAAGTCTAATAATACCAATTTCTGATTCTATAGCAAAATTGACTTTTCTATACGGATTATTTAGTATTTCAGCTACAGATAAACCTGTAAAATCTTTAATTTGTGTATTTCCAAGTGTCCAATAATTAAAGTTTGGATTTGGGTAAGTATTAATAACACCATATCCTGGGGTAGTAAATGCTGGTGTCCCTGAAGCATTCGCAAATTTAGTCCCTGAAACACTTGGTTTATGAGTAAATTTAAATCTTTCGAGATCTTCTAGATTTATTCCATATCTCCTAGCACTTCCGTCAAAAGCAGGAGTTGATTTTTCTAATAAAGTGAAAGGGTTTCTATCAATTTTTTGAACTTTTCTAATCGCTTTAGCAAGATTAATTTCAAGTTGTTTTTCTTGTTCAAACCCTATAACCTCACACCTTAAATCTAATAAATGTATATCTTGCGGTGTAAGTCTCGGAAAATTTAATACTGGTAAAAATTCAGAACTTAATGTGGTTATATTTAGGGCTGAAGCTATAAAATCTGTTATTGATAAAATTACTTGATTTTTACTTAAAGTACTAAACAATTCTCCAGCTGTACGATGGTTTCCTACAGCTTTCATTTTTAAATTAAGTAATTGACGGATTTGATAGTTTAGTATCCTAGTTTCAAGTTTTGTGCTAGTTGTAATTTTATTCTTAATTTTAACCTCTCCAAATAAAGCAAGACCGATTGGATGTAATAATTTTTTTACAGCATCACGATATAGATTAATACTTTGTCCTACTTTTACAACATATGAAAAATCTTGATAGTAAAACGAATCTTGAATACGTTTAGAACTTTCAGATAGTTGTCCATCTGAAGAACCAAATCCACCGATTTGAGAAGTTACAGCATTTATTCTTACACGAATATTCGGATTTGAAATAGAACAAATAGTTGCAGTCGCATTTGAAGTCAAACCTTTAATTTTCATATTAATAAGGAATTGACCTGAATCTTCTCTTACAAATATATCAGTATCTTCGTCTAGTATATAACCACTTTCATCTTCTTTTAAATATCCATTAAAAGATGTCCCTTCTTTTAACTTAATTATATGTGTATCAGCATCTATTTTTTCTAATATAGCTTGAGCAACTTGTTGTTTTTCACTTAAAAGCTTATCACCATTTTCTAAAATTAAAGTATCATTAATATTTCTTTCTAAACGAATAGTTTGTGGTTCACTTACAATCGTTTCACCTACTAAAAAGTTTGCTGAAGGATTTTTAATAATTGCTGAAAGAGGTACAAAAAAATAAGGAGGATTCACATAATCAAAACCACTCTCTGAGGTCACGATACTTGTAATTCTACCAATACTGTCAGATGCTGCTAATATTTTACCATTGGCTCTTCCAGCTCCAGTTGGTAAAGTACAAATAGGAAGTTTATTATAAAAAGCACCACCTGAAAGTACAGTTGCTTTTTTAATAGCACCTGAATTAGATTGTTCAAAATCAATTTCTCCCAATGTCTCACTAAGTAATTTACCTGTTCCATCTTCTAAAAGAATAGAATCTCTATCGATTTCTGAAATAAATCCAGATGCAGATAATGTTGGTGATAATTCTGGTCCACCAGTTCCTGTATTATTAAAAGTAACTGTGTCACCTATTTGATAACCAGTACCACCTGCTGCTACAATTAATTCAGAAACAGACCCAGGAGCGATTTCTCCTACCTCTGAACGAGCAAGAACTCCTGTTGGTGAAGAAAAATAAACTAAATCTCCTATATTACTATAAGTACCACCTTTATTATCAATAATTGAAAATTTTTCAATAATTGGTAATACAGTGCAAACTATTGGTGAGCCATTAATAAAAGAATTTCCAGTAATGGTAAATGTTTGAATATCATTTGTTTGTTTAAAAATACCTGTGATACTATCTTTACTTAATGTTAATTCGGCTATCTCTTGCGATAGATGACGAAAAAGAATTACGTTTTCTACTCGAGCTGTTGCTTTTTCAATATTACCATTCGGAAATACTCTTGTTTGAGTAATTAATTCTCCTATTAAGTTACGAGCATCACCAGTGGTAGCAATAACACGGATTATTTGTCTTTCGCCCCATTTACCATCTGATACACGAAGCAAATCAACTTTAGGAAAATATATTTCAGCATCTTCATTATATAATATACGAAAAAGGAATTTATATGAATCTTCTGTTCCTTTCGATAAATATAATTCTTTAATGTGTTTTGCTAAAAATCTTTTGTTTGATATAACTTCTCTGGGTATGTTTTGTAATACCTCTCTCGTAAAATATTCAACAAACATATTAACTGTTTCGTCAATATCTCTTATATCTTCTAAATGTTGTTGTGGGTAAAAGTTTTCAAGAAATTCATAGTATGCTTTTAAAAAGTCAATAAACTTTTGATTGTCATCCCTTACAAATTCAGGGACCTGTTTATTAACTACTATCGAAGCTGTTGCTTTTACTGCCATTGCTTTTATCTACTAGGTGTAAAGATAAAATCTTTTCCTGATACACTTTCACCAGAAGCGATTTTATCAGATATAATATTTACTTCTATATCTTGTTCTCTTATAAATGTTAATTGATTTCTTACAGATATTACATCATATGAAGCTGGTTCTACTGTAAATACTACTTTACTATTATTATCGCCTTGTGTTATATTAATACTATCAATTAATATTTTACCAATTGTATAATTTACTGTTCCAACATATGATGGTGTATAAATTTTAACATTTTGACCAGTCAAATAAAATAATCTTAAATTTCCTATCGCATTATCTTCAATATAATATGTATTATTATCTCCTGCTATTTTAAATCCTGATGAAAGTAAAGAAATAGAAGCATTCTCTGTAGAGGTTGGTCTATAAATTGGATTATTTAATTGAAGTGTATATTTTGTATTTGTATTGAACTGTGGTGTTAAAACATACTTTAAAGATATCTTAGTAATGTTTGAAACTATACTACTTTCACTAGTATCAATTAAAGTTGATAATGCTGACTCACGAAATACAGAATCAAATTTATTTAAATTACTTGTATTAAAATTTTTAATTGTGTCAATTACAATACTTTTTATAGTGTCAGAACTACGTGTTGTTATTTTTGGATTATAATACACACTAGAATTTACTGAAATGAATAGTATTTCAGGATCTACTATTTCAGGAATAATACTTACTAAACTTTTTGATTTTATAATATCTTTGATTATAATTTGTTTTGTGCTTTGTGTAAGAGTATCTCCTGTTTTTGGTTTAATGCAAATATATGCTTTTCCATAAGTTGGTGGATCATTTTCTTCTCCACCCCAAACAGAAATAGCATCTACGTTGTTATAAAATTTAGGAATAATTGTTTTATAATCTTGAGCTGTCACAGCACGATTTTGAGCTGTAAAGTTTTTAGGAGCATTAAATTTTATACTATCTATTGTTTCAGGTATAGACCCACCAGCTGCGATTGCTTTAGTAACAATAGATAAGTTAGCTGTATTTGTAAATGCACTTCCTGTATATGTAAAAGTACTTGTACCATTCGGTTCTTCTTCATTACAAACAAAATAATCTATAATAATATTTGCACCATTTGCTGGAGCAAACCCTAATAAACCATCACCAAAAGAAATAACATAATTACCTTCATCATTTTCTTTTAAAAAATAAACACGTGATGTTGGATTTAAGGAAGCAAAGTTTTCGGAAAGTGTATATACTGTATTTGCTGCTGAACCTGCAACTTCCTGAACATTTACTTTAATTGTTGAAGTATCAACTTTAGTATTTGGAAGTGTGTACGTTCCATTATTTACCATTGAATATGTTTTCTGTAATAATTTACCTTCAATTATAGGAACATTTAAAAACGTATATGTATTTGAAACTGAACGAGAAACAGTAATAGCACTTTCAGTTGAAAAATTATAATTTGCTCCAACTAAATTTGATTGAAATATAGTTCCTGCTGGTATAGTAAGAGTAGTTGGATTTCCTGTTACATTTGATGCAACTATGTCTATAATTGCTCTTGATGCTACACTTGATGTTGGGGTATATCCTAATAATTTAGCAAGACTTACAACTGATGAACGTTTTACAGCACTATCTAAAAACATTTCATTAACACTTAAATTATAATATAAAGCATTATAATGTGTATTATAAGCAAGGATATCTAATAAAATTGAAAGACCAGATCCTTCAAAATTATAATCGGTAAATGCGTTTTGTGCTTTTAAATATGTTTTTATATTCTTTTTTATTTCATCAAAATCTAATTCCGTGACTTTAATGTTTCTACTTGTTTCAGCCATTATCGTGTTCTTTCAAGTGTTAAGTTTAATTCTATTGGTGTAGCTGTATTAATAATTTTAAATATAATACGAATGTCTACGTAATTTTCATCAGGTCGTACATTAACAAAAACATCAACTAATTGAACTCTTGGTTCATAATTTCTTATTACATCTACTATACTTCTTTTAATAATAGAGACGGACATTTCTGTCACTGGTTCAAATAATAATCCACGAACTTGACAACCTATTTCGCTGTGAAATGGTCTTTCAAAATTTTTAGTAAGTATTAAGTTTTTAACACTTTGTTTAATTGCTTGCTCGTCATATTTTATAGCTACATCTTTATTAACTGGATGTGCTGTAAAATTAAGATCTAAATCTGTAAATGTTTTTGTATTTGTTGGCATATCATATTTAGTTATACTATATTAATTTTATCCTCCTATATTAACTTTTGGTGAACAAAGTGGTCCTACCTTATCACCACAAACTATTGGGTCTAAAAATCTAACTGCCATTTTTCCTTCTATAAAGACTTTAAGTGAACCCTTAAATACTAATCTAGCTGCTCCAGCATGTGGTATAAGACATATGTGAGTCATGTAAATGGTATGAAGTGCTAATGGTACAGGCAATCCATTAATAAATGTTTTTAAACTAACTGGTCCTAGAGGCAATGTAGCTGGCCAACATCCATGTCCTGTACTAAAAGTAAGTATTGTTGCTGCTAACGGCATATCTATTTAACCTCTGCTATTAAAGAGAAACCATCTGACACTTTTAAATGATCCCTCATAGTAAGTGTTTCAAATCTATTTCCTGAATATTTCCATGAACAATGTAGCCAAACTGATTTTTTACCCGCATACGATAATACAATACGATCAAACCCATAAGGTAAAGATAAAACTAAATCTGTTGCTGCTTGAAAATGTTGAGCTCTATTCCAGCTTGAAAATATAATATCAACAGCTTCGCCTACATAATGTTGAGATATATCAGGAGAACCTGATTGAATTTGATTATTTCTATATCCATTTACGATTAAAACATTTTTAAATAAATCTTTCATTGGTTCAATAAGGTATGTCGCTATTCCTTTTAAATTACAAACTATTTGTTTTGGCTCTATTCCCATTTGTGCTATAATAGGAATACTACCATTTCGATTTAATGCTCCTAATTGAATACGAGCAGATAATTGTAAACTTGGGTCATAACTAGTTAATCCATAAATATATTCACATTTTTGTTCTGCTGTTTCAATATCTGATTTAATTGTTGGAGTAGTTTTAAGTAAAACATTACCTAAATCTAAATTCTTACGAATATATAAACCACGTTGTACTTGACGCTCACGATGTTCAATAGCATCTCCTTCATCTGGAACTTCATAAACAAAATATTCTCTTGCTGAACGTGAATTAATTTGTAATTCAGGTATAACTGGCATTTGTGTATCAATAATTTCATTACTTGTAAGTGCTAATCCTGAAGGAGTAAATCCATTACCTATATCAACTTTACTACCATCTAATTCTAACACTTGAGATGCTCCTAACGTAGCCATTCCTTTTGACTCCATACGTATTTGTGAAGCAATTAATCTAAACTCTCCACCTACGTTTAAATTCATATCTCCAGCGATTGTGACTTTACAATCATTATTAATTACAACTTCACCAGGACCATCTACTCTTAATTTTGCTCCAGCTTTAAGTACAGCATTTAATTCACCATAAACCGTTAAATTTTTTGTACCACCTACCAATTCAAAAGTATTTCTTTCGCTTATACAATAACGATCACCTACAACACGATCAGTTAATGTACCGTTATGATCCCACTCCATCCAACTTCCTCGTTTATGAAATATATTAATTCTTTCAGCATTTGGTGTATCATCTAATTCAAATACATGTCCTCTTTCAGTTTCAACAACTTTATTGAAAGGGTATTCAGCATTATAAGGTATTTCAGATTGATCCCAAGTATCATAATTAAATCTTTCAATGCCTAATGCTCTTGCTGACTCTTTTACATAAACTGAAGTTTTATCTATATTTTCATGACGTGCTAATCTAGATGTATCTGGTTCATTTACATAATCTAAATATCCTGAAGCTACACCAAATGAACCTGCTGCTGGATTTGAAACTAAACCAGCATTACCAAATTGACCACCATCAGTAATTGGTTTTACGTATGCGGTGTTTTCATCAAATAATGTTCCTCCTAAATTTGGAACACCAACGGAAGTAAATTTTTTTGCTGCAGCTGATCGTCTTGCTTTTTTAGTTGATGATCTACCACCAAATAATTTACCACCTAAACCACCTAAAGCAAATCCACCAAATCCTCCAATTAAATTTGAAATACCACCTGAAGCTAAATTTGATACAGCAGAAGAAATATTTCCACTAACACCACCTAATATATTTGTTACTGTTGCTCCAATATCACCAGCATTTAAAACGTTTGATATATTTGAAATACCAGTTGAACTATTTAAAATATTTCCGATACCCGTGTTAGATAATACATTACTAATACCGCCAGTAATACCGCCACCTGAAATTAAATTTGATATATCTGCTACATTAGATAAATTTCCTAGATTTGCTATATTAGTTAAATTTGATGTTATAGTATCAGCAGTACCACCTAAATTATTTAAAAGACTTCCTGAAATATTTTGAATTGAACTTGTAATTGTTGAACCTAAATCTGTTCCACTTGTTAAATTTGCGAATAAATCTTTTCCTGTTGTAATAGAAGATTGTAAAGATGATGACGTAATACCACCTAATATATTATCAAAACTTTTTTCATTCAATATTCCTTGAATAGCACCTGCTGCTCCTTGATAATCTAATGAATTCATTAACTTAGGAATACTAGAATTAACAAAATTTTGTACACCTATATCTGA